CTATAATCTAATATATATTTATAATATATATTAAAATGGAATTATCATTATCAACTTTAGCTTATTTATTTTTACAACTTTCTCCATTTGTAATTGTATCTTATTTTGGATTATCATCTATATTTAACGGAGATTTAAAAGGAATTATATATTTATTTGGACTTTTAATTAGTTTATCTTTATTATTTATTGCTACAAAAGTAATACAACCTTTAAGACCATACTTTTCATATTTATTTCAATCATATAATTGTACTATGTTTACATTAGGAGGAAATTTACTTGAATTTATACCTCTTAGCACAGCTATTATATCATTTACTTTTTGGTATTTAATGTTTACTTTAATTGAACATGACATGAAAGAAATCGGAGTAAAACATGGAGATAAACCTGAAAAAGCACATAAAATATGGAAAAATGCGTTTCCTACACCTTATATAAATGAAAACTGGGCTACTATTACATTCTTTGTCCTGTTATTAGTAGGTAATTTAGTTTTTAATAATGTAGATGTACCAAATTTTGGCATAGGTCAATGTTATAATTCAGGACAACATGCAATTGCTCTTGCAATAGCTGGATGCCTAGGCATTCTATGGTCTGTTATAGTTCGAAACATGAAGACTCCTGCGTTTCAGTATTTTTCAAGATACAAAAATAATGAACAATGTAAAAAAGCATCTAATAAGCAATTTAGGTGTAAAATTTACAAAAATGGAGTTTTACAAGAAAATGTTTCAGACTCACCTTTCGCTATTTCCTCTTAATAATTAAAATATTTATTATGACTCTTAAACCAATCTTCTATGACCTTTGCAACACGTAACCTATATAAATTTTCAGAAATTAACTTTACTGAATGATACTGTTCTTTAAAATGAAAGATAAAATTATTATACATATTATTTAAAATAGAAGATTCATATAATTCTAAAATATTTACTGATTCTTCTTTTTTACCAGTTCTTTTGTTAACATCATTATGAAAATAAAAGAAATACATCTTAAGATCATTTTTTGTTCGTATTTGCTGATTGCTAAGTGAACTCAAATAACTTGTCGAATGCATAGAACAATCAGGACATGGTAAATTAGTACATATTTGTTTCAAAATGTCTATTAATCCGTCCTTTATTTCTGTAAAAGTATCCTCTTTAACCTTTTCACATATAGAATGGATAAATTGCCATATAGGTTTCCCCCAAATATTTCTAGGCTTCTCTAAAGATGGTTGTGGAAGATGGGTAGTTAAATGTTTTATATCTGTATTTCGATTTACTATAATGGCACTATTTTGACTATTGGTTGTTAAATTAAAATTCATATTCATGCCACCTTTTGCTCTTCTATTTTTAAACATTATAATATAAACAGACAGAATATTTAATTTTATATAAACTTATTTTATATGGAAATAATCTCATTTAGAGAAATTTACCAACATATTACTTTATCTCTTATTTTAGTTGTAGCGTTAACATGGAGTGATGCAATTAAAGCCAAACTATCAAGCATGTCTTTATTTAAAAATATTAATGGATTATTTTTACAAGCAATTGTTATTACAGTTGTTATATTTGCTATATTAATACTTATTAATTTTATTATCAAAAACCTACAAAAGGAACAAGATATACTAGTAAAAAAAGAAGAAAAACTAACAAAATAAATATATTATGTATTCTAATAATAAAAACATAATATATAGTATAATAATGAGCTCTAAAGAACAACTTATTGATAATATAAAAAAATGGGTAAAATTAGATAATGAAATTAAAGAGTTGAAATCACAAGAAAATTTGCGAAAAAAACAACAAAAAGAATTATCAGACAAATTAATTACAACTATGAAAGAGAACGATATTGATGTATTTAATATTAAACAAGGCCAGATATGTTATAAACAAACTAAAGTAAAAAAACCTATAACAAAAAAAGTGTTAATGAATATTTTAACTAAATACTATAATAACGATCTTTCCAAAGCAAATAATCTTAATGATTACATATTAAATAACAGAGAAGAAACCACGAAAGAAACACTTGTGCACAAATCAAACAAAGAGTGAATTATCGATCATATACTTATTATCAATTAAACGGTATCTGCCAATAATTCTTGGATTTACAATCTTTTTCATAATATCTTCTGTATTGTAAATATTATTAAATTTATCTAAGAAATAAACAATTCCATTAATTTCTTCAGCAAATACATCCATCTTTTTTTCTTGACTCGAATCACTAATTTCACTACATATTAATCCATGAGGAGTTCCTTTTACATGAGTACCACAATATTCACAATTATCCTTTCGTCTTCTTGTACACTGATCACCATCTGCTCGTTTTGCATTACATCTATTCGAGCTTGGAATAGAATTTTTTATACGTTTTCTTTTAATCAAATCTTCTTTATTAATCGTCAATCTAGAATACTCATAAATGAACTCCAAAGCTGGCAATAATTTTGACGAATCAACATCGATGTTCATAAGCTGTTGCCTAACATCGTCCTTAAATCTAGAAACATATGTTTCAATCTTCTTATTTATTCGCTTCTCCATTATATGTTATACAAAATATAATATATAACGTTTACTTCAATTTTTTAACATAGTTAAAAATATACTTAAAGCTTAGTACTCAAAGAAATCTCATCACTCTTTGTAGATAAAGATGCATCATCTATAAAAGTCTTATCTGGATCAACATCATTAAATTGAAGCTTTGTACTTAAATACGCTGAGTAAAATATATTCTTATCAGTATTTACAACTGAGTAGGCATCGTTAATTTTAAAAGCTAAAAACATAACATTTGTAATATAAACAGTAATCGTTTTATTATCCAAATAATGGATGAAAATAGGAACACCACTAATTACTGTATTCAATAAAAACATAACCATACAAAGATAACCACTTAACTGATACACTCCATCCATATGTAAGATAGCATCCTTCTTTTCTCTCGGTAATTTTAGTAACATTTTGCCTACTTCATCATTATCATTAGGTAAATCATCATTTACTTCTAAATAATTTATTAACATATTTTCACGTTTTATTTCATAGTTGTAAAACACACAAAATACTAAACAACTTACTAAATTAAAATAAAAAGCAACATCAGTTAATACATGTCCATCAAATACATTTTCTCCAAGACCACAAATTTTATCACCACATTTTTGAGGTACAAAAACAATAAGTAAACAACCCATCAATACACGATAAAACTCCAAACCAAAGCTAATAGCTACATTAATTTTTTGTTTAGTGTCCTGAGACATTTGTTCTTGTACTACTTCGTTTTTAGCCATGCTATATAAAATTATAATATTTTATCATAGTAAAATATACATGAAAGATTTAATTATTTCAGGCATATTATTAGTGTTGATTGACTCTTTGTACCTTTCATCTATCACAGGCTTTTTTGATAAACAAGTAATGAGCGTACAAAAATCTCCATTACAAGTTGACTTTTTAGCAGCAATTTTATGTTATTTAGTATTAATTATTGGATTATATTACTTTATTATAAGTAAAAAAAAGCCTGTATATGAAGCTTTTTTACTTGGGTTTGTTATCTATATGGTATTTGAATTAACCAATAAAGGTATATTGAAAAATTGGAAATGGAATACAGTATTACTTGATGGAATATGGGGTGGAATATTGTTTGCAACAACAACATTTATTACTTATAAATTATATCGTTTGATTGATTAATATCTTCTTTATACATACAATACAATTCACATTCTTCGTTTACCTTTTCACCGTGGCTAATAATAAAACTATACACTTTATTTACTTTGTTTAATTGTTGTAGATTATTATAAGGATTTTTATTAAACTCAAAAAGATAATCTATTAATGTATCAATATATTTTTCATAATCAGTACATTCATCATTCCAAAACCACATCTTTCCCGGATGCATTTTGAAATAATCATAATACATCCATTTGATTCTTTGAAAATCATCAACTTGTAAGACATCATCTATTTTTCCAATCATATGTTCATTACATAAATTATTTAAAAATGTATATATTTCTTCCCATTTTAATGTAGAATAATACGAATATTCAATCATATCAATTGCATATGATTTAATATAGTCAACTAATTCCAGCGGTAATTGATTTAAACTCATTATTTTTCTATATATAGCTATTTAGAAGAGATTCCAATCAATTTTTTATAAAAAATATGTATACAAAATTAAATAATGGACAAACAAAACCAGGATATAGAATCCACACTTCCACTTCCACCCATCGATGAAAATAAAGAAGAAATATTTAGGGGAAAAGCAAATCTTCGTGTAGGTTCTCGGAGATCTTCATTACATTCTCAGAATAGCAGTATGAGTTTTTTTAATGAAACACGAAGAAGATCTTCTTCATGTAAATATTCACAATCAACAATGTCAGAATGGTTGAATAATAGCGATATAAAACCTATAACAATATTAGACACAATTACCTTCTATTTTAATAGCTTGTACAATAACAAATTATATAAATTCATGTTTGTCCAATATATGGGAGAATTAATGATGATGTATGAGCATTCAACAGAATTACTTAAACGATTACTTGAGATAGAAAAAGAACAAAGTATAATAGAAAACGATAGAAATAAAGATTTTCTATATTTTTTAAATGAAAAAGAAGACGATATAATACATTCGTTTCGACGTGTCGACGTGTTTTTAAAACATCATATTCACTTTATGAAATTATGTAGTGCACCCATAGATTTATTTTTAGAAAACTATTATTCAGCAAGAACAAATTCTTGTGGTCTTGTTTCTCTCATTTATACACCAAATATTAAAACATGCACATCAGCAAAAAATGAAGAATATACATTTTATATAATGTATAAAGACTGTAAAGATGAAGAACAAAAGCAAGATGTATATAAAGAACTTGAGTCACAATATTTTGAAGGAAGTACTAGATTATATACTACACAACGAAGAATCGCTGCTTTACATAATATTATTGGTGAATTAAATGCATTAAGTGAATTTATAAAAACAACCGTAGATATGAACGATCAACTTCTTTTTCGCTTACTTATGTTATTTGGAAGCTTTCTCATGTTATTAGGAGAATTTGTATGGAATACAAGATTAAAGCATTATTATTATGATTAAAATCAATTTCTAGTATATTAAAAATTGATTTAAATTATTAGAAATAATTAAAATTAATGGAAAGCATATTTAAGATCCATCAATAAATTATTACCTTTTAACTTATTTTGTCTACACGAAGGCTTTCCTAAGAAAAATTTCATATAGCTAAATTTCTTACCATATTCAAATTTCTTTTCACCCATATAAGCTAAGAAACCAACACTAGCCAATACTCCAATCACACCAGTCAATACATTATTAGCAATATCAATATGTTTTACAATAGAATTATTTACAGCACTTTCATTCGTTTCTTTTACAGACATTTCGTTATCGGCTTCATCAGTCATTTCTTCTACAGGTGTTTCTTTATTTAAAAGATTTTTCTTATAGGTATACAATAAATAAATAATACCAGTTACTCCAAAAATAGCAAACCAAAATGTATATTGAGTTTTAGAAGCAAATAAAAATGCAACATACATAAATGCAGAACTTAAAAGCATATTATTTGATTTACTTAACTCAGGAACAGTTAAAACTACAAAAAATACAAGAGTTAA